CGTTTTTTTGTTTTTTTTTTTTTTTTTTTTTCTGGGTTTTGTCCCCCACAGACCCACTTTTGCCTACTAAAGCGTATTGATTTCCTCGGAAGCAATTAGCCAGCTTCTCCGCTTCATACCGCTGTCCAATCAAATATTTCTTCTGCTGTGGTGTCAAATTTCGACGACCAAGCTGGTTACAGCAAATCCAAGCAATGGCGGCATAGCGGTCAGGAAACTCCTTTTCAAAGACTGTGTATTTGATTTCCGGATGTGCTTGAATAATACGAAAGCGATTGTGACCATCTACGATGCAGCCGTTCCAGACAATCAACGGATTCAGCACAACGCCGTCCTGGAGAATATTTTCTTCCAGCAGCTGATATTCTTCCTCAGTCAGAGGTGGAATTTTAGACTCGAACTCTGGGTCAATCCGCAGTAGTTCATCCATCTCTTCACCCCCGTTCCGATACCGGCGTTACATAGTAGTCATAGCCCATGCGAATCTGGCAGTAGGTGCAGATTTCCTTTACTGTCTGCCTGTAATTTGCCCGCCGGATACGATAACTCCCTGTGATCTCGAAGTTTTCCCGGCAGGTGGGGCAAAGACAGATCAGGGAATTCCTGTCATTTCCTTGCCAGGTCAGGCGCGTCATACACTATCCTGGGAAAGCCCCAGGCTGGCACATACCGCTTTATCAATCAGTTCCATCTGAGCTTTGGTCAACCGCCCAGCGTAGCCGCGTATGCGGTGCTTATCGATCACCCGTAACTGTTCCAACATGAACAAGGAGTCTCCGTCATACTTCATTCCGGGAATCTTGCTCAGAACAACGTGTGTCGGCAGATATGGCTTTTTGTCGGCCTGCTTTGTAGCAGGTGTGACGATCAATGTCGGTGAATAGAAGTTGCCTACGTCATTCTGCAGGATCAGCACGGGGCGGATACCGCCGTGCTCACAGCCATAGGCAGGATTTAAGTTTGCGAAGTATATCTCTCCGCGATGATATTGTTTGAAATCTCGATCCATTGTGTGTACTCCTTTCTTGTGGGTATGTTAAAGGAGCCAAAACACGGGAATAGCCTTCCCGGTCATGGCTCTCGAAAATTTCTTAAGCGGTTATTTTCTCACATTTGTCCTCGACGCCCCTGAGAAGCGGGAAATCATCAGGCGGCAGCTTGCTGGGCTGCTCCATAGGCATCTAACCTCCCCGCCTTCCTTGTGGCCGGGCTGCGAATTACAGAAGTATCATTATCCCTGTATGCCGTCCTGGCCCTGCCGGTTGCAATCCGGTATTTTGTAGCAAGTATGGTTCGCTCGCCTCCGGGTGGAAGGTCATGGCGTACTGCCTGTCCGGCTCTGACATACGGTAATGTACCTGATGAATGAGTATTCGGTTTTCAAGGTTCCCAGCCGGTGTTCCCTGGCTGTGATTAAATTGTAGCCGAATCCAAATTGTTTCCAGAGTGACTTGTTGTCACGGTACTGGTCGAGTTTGTCACGGTAGATTAAAGAGAAGCCTTCAGCTGTCCAATCTGACCCATTATGTTTTCCAGTTCTCGCTGGATACGCTCCGTGTCTGAATATTTCACTCGTCCAAGGATCAGATAGTCCAGAGATATGTCAAATGTAATAGCAAGTTCAATCAGCAGGTCGAGTGAACCACCGCGTCTTCCGTTTTCCAGTGCCCTGTAATGATCCAGACTAATATTCAGCTTGTCGGCCATCTGTTGCTGTGTCTTGCCGCATTCCATACGCAGTTTTGAGATTCTCATTCCACATTCCATCGGATCGTAATACATAATTTTTCCTTTCCGCCTGTGCGAAAAGCGGCAAAGGATACAAACTTCGCAGCGTTTTCCCATCTCCCAGCCTGAAAATGAGCGCAAAAAGAGAAGGGTACCGATACCGCACCTTCCTAAAACAGGATCAGTGCAATATTTGTATCCTCAGCCCTTAATGCATATCAGGCTTTCGATATTTTTTGAAAGCCCTGCCGGAAACAAAAGAAGGCCGCCGACAGAGCCGGACTCCAAAATTGGAATCCAATTCTGCCAGCGGCCTCTCATGTAATGTCTGGTTAAACCTCTGGAACTGTTAAGGTATGTGACCTGGAGCAGGATTTACACAGCCTGTTTCATCTCAACCTGTCCGTCGTTATACCTGTGTATTCATTTTTTGTCAGAGACTGGCGAGCCGCCCAGTCTCATTGACTTCACCTTTGGGGGCGTAGATGTCAATTCGGTCATGCCGACGCCCCATTACTTTTCTGACCATTACTGCATGGCATTTTGAGCATTCCACCTTGATCGTGCCGCTGGAATTTTTATATCCAACGGAGATTTCACCGCAATTTGGACAATGCCATGAGAATGGTCGCCAAATTTCTTTTTCCTGCATAAGTCCATCCTCCCTCCATGGCCTTGTCACTTTGTTGACATCAAAAATTTCTCTGCCAGCTCCCTGCCGGTATAAACAGGGATTGGCTTCGTCTTAGCATATGCCAGTATCTGCACTGCCTGATGGCAATGCTCGCACTCCATCCAGCCATCCGTTTCATCCAGATAGAGATTATGGTTCAGCTCCCCGCAGATTGGGCAGCGCACATCGTAGGTTTCCATTGTCAGAACACATCCTTTCCTGATTTATCGTAAAGGCCAGTGTTACAGGGCCTTGATGACGTGTTTTGCCACGCCCTGTACAATGAGCTGCTTCACTCGAATTTCTTTGTCCGGATACTTTGTTTGATTCGCATATCGAAGAATCACATCTCCGTTTTCCTCATCAATTCCGCCAAAGGTTTTCAGAGTGTTCTCATTGTCCTCATCCAGCGCGACGACAATATCGCCGACCGTCGCTGTATCTTGTATTCTGATAACGATCAGATCTTCATCCTCGATGCCCGCATCTACCATGGAGTCGCCTTTAGCGCGGAGAATATAGAATTTACCCTCTCCAAAAATGGATTTGGGAAGGCTTACATATTCCTCTACGCTTTCCTCCTCACGCTCCGGGTCACCACAGCGGATACTGCCAACCACCGGTGCGGAAAAATACCCGGAGGTACATTTGCCGACCTGCTTTGTCACAATGGTTTTGCCATCATAGGAAAGCATACCGCGCTCATTCATGGCGACAAGGTAGCGATAGGAAGTCGCCTTTGACACGCCAACGCCTTGTGCAATCTCATTTACAGACGGAGAGGCGTGGTGTTCACGGTAATACTGGTCAACAAAGGTACAGATTGCATTCATCACTTCCGGGTTCTTGCTTCTCATGGTCATTCCTCACATTCTAAATGAAACGGCTCGTTTCAGATATTTATATTATAGCGAACGCCTGTTCTTCTTTCAAGGGATATTTTGCCAGAAAAAACGAGATGTCGCCGTTTAGCGACATCTCGTGCGAAATATCATTGTTTATTCGATTTCTTCCCATGGTTCTAATCCCATTTCCTCCCAGGTCACGCCATAGGGAGCGCCGCCGGAAGTATAACCGGCAATAAAGAAAAATGTATCATCCTGTTCGGGAAAAGGAATTTCTTTTGGCTTTTTCTGTCTGTGTCCTTTTGTTTTGCGCTGTTTCTCCTTTGATGTGCTCATTGGGTCAGCAGATGGTTCATTTTTCGTTTTGGGAAGCAAGTGCTGCGGCAAACCGGATTCTTGTAATCGCTGGAGAATATGTGGACATTTTTTCTGATATTCATTCAGCACTTCGCCATAAGAAATCCAGAATCCAAGCCCCTGAATGCGACAGTATACCCGCTCAGCAATTTGAACAACTTCATTATCATCCGGCGGCCGCTTCTTTTCCTGCAGAAACCGATCGGTTTCCCGATACATCAAATCGGAGATACGGGCTTTTTGCTTCTGCTTTAGTTCCTTATATTTCTTATTTGGATTGTTCATTCGTTGTCGGTTCATACAGTTACCGTCTCCATTAACTCTGAAACAGACTCATTCCAGCGCAGCCCTCGCCATCCGATGATATTCATCCAGTACGAACGCAGGGCTTTCTATCTTCATTCTGCCGCACCAACCAAAGACCCAGCGGTAAAAAGTTGGGCTGGTACAAACCAATACTCTTGCTCTGAAATGATTGTCATCTACAGTTTCCGTCTCTACATCCAGACCAAAGTGATCTATCAGATGTTTCATCAGGCTGTTTTCACAAAGCAGTGATACTTCGACCGGTTCTTCCGTATCATACATCCGGAATACCTCACGCGAATAATTTGCCAGATTCAGATTGTCTTGTGCCGGTGTCGCTGCCTCATCAAGAATTTCCGGCTGTCTGCTGATCCGGTCTACCCGGAAGGTATTGATTTGATTCCGGCGATGATTCATACCAAGGACGTAGTAGAAGTCACCATCCCAGATCAACGCATAAGGACTGATAACATACGGTAACCCATCGTTTTTCAGCACCCTCTCTTTTTGAGTATTGTAATCCGTATAGTAGAATGAAATCCGTTTACCTTCGTTAATCGCATCATTGATTGCTTCGACAATGTAGTAGCTTTTTTCGTTGTCCGATTTAACACGTCCGGTCACATATAGATTGCGCTTGAGCTTTGCCGCATTGGCTTCACTGGTAAGCGCCATCAGTTTAGAAATCAGCACCTGGCTTTTGCCTACGGAGATAAACTTTGAAGACTGCACCGCATCAATCAGCAATTTCACTTCCGGCAGTTCAAACAGACGGTCATTCAGATAATATTTCTTTTCACGGGAACGAATCTCCATCACTTCAAGGCCACCGGCGTTCAGCAGTTCTATGTATTTAGGGATGGTTGTCCGATGCAATTTGATTTGATGATAGGTTTCCATCATATCAATCAGCTCTTTGGTGGAGACTGGATGATCTACATCGGAGTGACGGAGCAATATCTGGTACAGATATAAGACTCTTAGCTGGTGATCAGTTTCCATAATTATTTACATCCTTTGATTTTTAATTAAGTTCTGCCATAAGCTTCTCTCGATATGAGCAGTCCAGAACACATCGGTGAAACTCTAAAAAACGTCGGGAATCAAACAGCGCTTCTCCAAGTTTGTATAAGCTGCTTTCCTTAAATTTCAACGGCGTATCACCTTCAACATTAAAAATTGCCCATTGCAGTGCGGAGGATGCTGCATCCGATTGTAATGCTGGCGGGACGAGAGCTTCCGCCATTTGAGCAGCAACATGATTCCCGAACTGAGACTGAATCTGTTCTGCTGCACAATCCTCATATTCCGTTTCAAATGACAGGCCTGTATCTATTTTATCATAACTGTCTGGTGACTGCTTCTCCAATGTTATATAAATGTCGCCTTTTCCTGTCGTAATATCAATATGCTCAGAAAGTTCTAATTCAAATTCTACTTGATTGAGTTCTGACTGAAAAACAAACATCTGAACGATGCAGGCACTTATCGTTCCATCATCTTCCTCCGATGATAAAAAAGACAATGGATTGTACTCAACACATTCCCATATAGCTGGGTTCTTTTGTGTGAGTGTCAATAAACTGTTTAATAGGTAATTCTGTTCTTCATCAATAAAATCTGGTTTATTTAACATTAGGTTGCGCCTCCTATCTTTTTAATTCAATACTTACGTTGCCTTCTGAATCTATAACGAGATGCATAGGGCGGATATATTTATCATAGAACTGACGTTTTTCAGCTTCGGTCATGGTAAGTCGGGTAATGCGCAGAGCTTCTGCAAACATATCGTTTACATTTAAGTGAATCGAATGATCCAAATACCGGTACATTTCTTTGAACAAAGCACTCATTTTTATACCATCTGCATTCCCTGAATAAAAATCATCAATATAGCAATAAAAAATACCTGATTCTGCAAGGGCTTGTTTCATTGCATGGCTGCATTTTTCTCTTTCTACCATAACGAGAAAGCGGGCTTCTGGAAGTGAAGAAATCAATCCCCAGTAATCGGAATCGCTGGATACAATAATAAAGGAATCTACATGATTTTGATAGTGTTCCTGACAGGCCCTTGCCGTCAATTTAATGTCAACCAGAGATTTGTTTTGCTTCACACGTTCTGTCAAAATATGCTCTACAGAAATCTTTGTAAAGTTATCCAAAATCCTCCAGGCCGATGCTGTATGTATATCGTCGAACAAAAGGATTCTCGATATTTTTGCCGTATTCCTATAATCTAAGCCTTTCAGGGTAGCACACAGTTTATATGGATCGGAGTTTTCACAATCAACAACGATAACTGCTTGTGTACTGTCACCAATAAACTCCTGAATACTTCCTTTTACATAAGTGCTTACATCTGAAACCCGGTTGTACTCGGTAAACGTGTCTCCATGCCATCGATACAAAAGAGTGACAAATTTCTTGTCATTATACAAGATATTTCCCTCATTTGACGGATTCCAGTTCATATACATCTGGTAAGGATAATCTTGTTTGTGCTGATAGTAGAGCGTTGCGGCGTTTTTCGTACCTGTTTCGCTAAAGCCATCTGGCATAATAAACAGATCCTGGATATATTTCCAGTTAAGCCATAGCGGGAAGAAGGGCTTGCAGTTATTGATTCTATTTGAAATAATGCGGTTAAGCTCGATAATGTGCTGAAACAGCTTCGTACTTGATTTTTTGACGAAGTAAATCCCCTCTGACTCCAAATAGCGCATACTTTCCGCCGGGACGTATTCCGGCATCGATAGAATGGATAGATATTCTGTCTTCATTTTCCGGTTGATTGTCCGATAGTTTCTCTGTATGCTCGTCCGGATAATGGATAGATGGCGAATAATTCTGGTACTCTTTTCGTTGTCCATCTGAGCAAACACTTCTTGTTCCGGTGGCTCATGTATATTCTCAAAGATTCGCTTCGGCACCCCTATCAGATAAGCAATTTTTGAAACAAGTTCATGGGTGCTGTCCTGGTAAATCTTTTTTTCATTTGAATCTGAAGAAATAGCAATGTCCATGTGAAAACTCCTCGTATTGCGGTTTTATCTATATCCATTATAGCAAAAAAAGTTTAACTGGCGTAGATTTATTGATACCTTTCCGGGCAGTAGAAAATAAGCAAATCCATTTGATGGGAATCTCCGTCTGAATCATCTGAAGTTCTTAAATCGCAGGATACATAAAAGTCATCAAACATAAACGCAGTTATGTTCCTCTCAAGCAATCGAATTTCTTCTGTCTCGAAGTTAATTACCCCCATACCGAAAGGGTCATCATTCCAGCACTCTTCAAGAGTCTGATTTAGACATTCTGTACAAAGAAAATCAGCCGCTTCGTCTATGTTCAATTCTTTATCATTTTCAAAATATATGGTAGCGTTAGCATAACCTCGGTCATGATTGGGTGTAATGTAGGCAGTAAAGCCATTTTCTCCCGTATTTTGCATACTGGTAGTCGAAAAGCCCGCTGGCTCTTCAATCAAATTTCCATAATCATCATAGCGGTTAATTTCAATCGGGACAAACTCAAATGTATTCAGACTGATAATACCAAGATTGGTTTGACCTTCGTAAAAAGGGAGCAGAGATTGTTCAGGAGTTCCGCACAGATAACATTTTTCAGGTGCGGTATTTGAAATATACAGTCCTTCCTCTGTTTCGGAAATCGCTTCCATTTGCATATCTTGATCTCCGCCAGAGTCATGGCATCCAACTGCGCATAGACAAATAAATGCCACAAGGATACCCATTCCGAACTTATTACGTTTTATCCTTGTCATTTGCTTCCTCCCTCGTATCTGAACATATCATATGATAATTTAATAATATCCAATACAATCAGACAGGTCAATCGAAATATATAGTCATACCAGATATAATTTACCGCCTTGTGGGATACAATCGTATAAAAAGGTGGTCGCTATGTTTGAAGATTTGTTTTATCAGCGTTTAATAAAATTACGAACAGAAAAAGGTGTCTCTGCCAGGGATATGAGTCTTTCCATTGGCCAGAGTCCCGGATATATCAATTCATTGGAAAATAGAAATGGTTTTCCATCAATGCAGGTGTTTTTCTATATCTGTGAGTATCTCGGCGTCACTCCAGCCGAATTTTTTGATGACGGCAGCGATCACCCTGTTGAGTATAAAGAAGTGTTGGACGAGATAAAATTGTTAAGCCATGAGAATCTAAAGAATGTGATGGCAATCGTCAAAGCTCTAAATCACAATCAAACATGAGCAGCGCCAGTCAGGGAAACCCCGGCTGGCGCTTTTCCATAGCTACAGTAACTCATTTAGTAGATTCATACACTTCACCTTTTGCTGAAGGTTGGCGCTTCCGTAGACATTCAAGGTAAAGGAAACATTTTTATGCCCCAGAATCTCAGAGAGCGATTTAATGTCAAATTCTGGTATTTCGATTGCCCGTACCGCAAATGTATGGCGGATCTCATGAAATTTTACTTTTTGCAGCCCGTTTCTTTTGAGAAATCGCGCAAAAAATTGCCGGTATGTACGTGGTTCAGTCGGTTTTGTCTTTCCGGTCAAAAAATAGTGATTCGGATTTTCTGTGTAAAACTTCTTGATAATGTTCATAAGGAGCGACGGAACAGGAATTGTCCTGGCCGATGTCTTTGTCTTAGGCGGCCCTATATGAAGATAGGATGACTGTTTCCGCTTATCATAAATGCGCTGCACAGTCTTATTGATGTTAATTGTCTTATCTGTGAGGGAAATGTCCTTCATTTGAAGTCCACAAAGCTCGCCGATCCGAACCCCAGTAAACAGTGCAATTAGAATACCCGCCGTTTTTCTGTTCAAATCCATGTAGATGCACTGAATAAGGGTTTGTTCCTGATCTTTGGACAGTGAATTGACTTTTTTGACTCCAAGTTCTTTGGGGTATTCGATGAGATCCCAATTCAACAATGGAATAGCCCGCTCCTTATAAGCATACTCCATTGCAAGTCTGAGTACAAGAATAACATCACGGATCGTCTTTACAGTCAATCCGCCTGTATTGTCCAACCGGCCGGAATTATGGAGATAAGTAATATAGCTCTGAATATCCGCCTCAGTGATACTGCCAATCTTACGTTTACCGAAATATGGAATAAGATGATTTTCGGCAATTAGAGTAAAGCTGGCATGGGTTGACGGTGTGATCATTGGTTTCTTTTGATTTAACCAAGTGTTCAGCAACGTCTTAAATTGTGTATTTTTAGTCATGTTGACCACCTCCACAAACATTATCATGTGGAGATGCAAACAAGGCATTACCATCCTCAAGTAACGGTCTCGAAAAGTATCCGAAGCTGCGGTTTCCGAAGTTTGATGAGCCGTGGAGAGCTGAAAAATTATCTGATTTCGCGGACCGGGTAACGCGAAAAAACAGCAAAAATGAAACCGATCTTCCACTAACCATTTCATCTAAGGACGGTCTTGTAGATCAGGTAAGCTACTTCAATAAGACTGTTGCCAGTAAAGATATGAGTGGGTACTATCTCCTCAAGAATGGCGAGTATGCTTATAATAAGAGCTATTCCGTGGGCTATGACTTCGGCTCTATCAAGCGTCTGGATCGTTACCCGATGGGGGCATTATCGACGCTTTACATCTGTTTTGCACTCAAAAGGCATGACAGCGACTTTATAAAAGCTTATTTTGACTCTCTGAAATGGTACCGTGAAATTTATAGGATCTCTGCTGAAGGAGCAAGAAATCATGGGCTTTTGAATGTTCCTACCGAAGATTTCTTTGACACAAAACACTATCTGCCGGAAAACGTTGATGAGCAAAGAAAGATTGCAGATTTCCTCATCGCTCTGGATCGTCGTATCGAAGCACAGCAGTCTCTCGTAGATAACCTGAAGAAGTATAAAAGAGGTGTA